ATAAAAGTAAATGATAATAATAATGATTATCAATAAAGATTGAGAACTATTATCATTTAAATTTGATGGAGTCCCACAAAAAGAATGCTTATTATTTGAAGTGAGTACCCACTGACCAAACTTGCCAGAATCACCCGCATATGCATGGAACCTACTGCTACCTACTTCTTATCGATTTTCATAATTAGCTAAAGCATCACTATATCAATTATCTCCCCAATCATATTCTATGAATATTGAGTAATTTTTTTTTAAATTTTTTTTAAATTTTTTAAAAGAAAATACATAACGCATAGCTGTTGATCTAGCTAGTAGCTTTTAAAGTATCAATTATATTTTTAATTATGAGGAACTTATTTTAAATTACGTTGTCTAAGTAGGTTAATAAGATTTAAAGAACTAATACTTTTTTTTTAACTGATTAAAAATAGGATATTAATATTAAGATGATTTGGAATACACCTGAATACAGTGACATTCGCTTTGGTTTTGAAGTCACAATGTATATAAATAGTAAATAAACATTATTTTTATTACACGGGGAAGAGGATTATTTTTAAAATAATAGTTTTAGTTTTATCTACGTTAGTACCCACATCTCAAATATATGCTGAACATTCTGATATTGTTAATATACCAGAATCATCTACCTTGGATGCACCAGTTTATATTTATGTACTAAGAGCATGTAGTTTTGATGCCGAGACAGCTAAATCTTTTCAAAGGATGCGTATCTTATATCCAAATATGTCAAAAGAAGTTCATGAGGGCATGGCTATAGAGCAAATAAAAAAAGAAAATATTGACGCACTCCACACTGAAAACCTCTTCCACGTTTTTAATTACGTTTGGAACAAATACTCAAAAAATGTAACCCCTTCAATGGTTTGGAAAAAAACATATACTACATGTAGGAAAAGGTCTGAGGCTTGGTGGAAAATGAATAAAACAATACCACCTCTTAACCAGTTTATATATCCAAAAGGATTTAGGTGTGAAGCAGATGTTTGATAATCAAGGTTTAGAAGCTCAAAAACAAGATATAATTCACATTGATGATGAAGTATTTGCAGATATAGCTGGCAATAACATCAAATGGACTCCTGAAGAAAGGATTATGGCAGCAACTTATTATTCTGTAACGGGATCATCGCTCCAGGCTGCGGAACGCTGTAAACAAGCTGGGTCAGACATACCAGCATCTACCATTCGCAAGTGGAAAAACCAATCTGCGTGGTGGAAGCCAGTATTACATGAAGTACGAAAAGCAAAGCAAGAGGAATTAGATGCCAAACTTACTAATATTATCATGGAAGGAACTGATCAGTTGGCAGATAGGATTGTTAATGGCAATCATAAGCTTAACAGCAGGACTGGTGATGTGGAAAGAGTACCAATGTCTTCAAACGAACTTAGTAGAGATGCTATTGGTATACCTTTTGATAAACGCGCTCTTATGCGTGGCGATGCTACTTCTAGAGTGGAAAAAATAGACCCACAAGAAATGCTAAAAGGATTAGCTGACCAATTTATAAAAATTGTACATATGAATGAGCCTAAAGTGATAAACGCTAAAGAAGAAATAGAAGACAGCGAAGAGCAAGGCAATGAACCCACTTATAAAATAGTTCCTTAAGCATCTAGAGGGAACCTCATAAAGATGCTAATACAGGAGAAAAATTTTGGCTAGCAAAACACCAGCTTGGCAACGAAAAGAAGGCAAAAACCCCAAAGGTGGGTTGAACGCAAAAGGTAGAGCAAGCTACAATAAGAAAGCAAAGAAGGAAGGTAAGCCAGGATTAAAAGCACCTGCACCTAATGCTAAAAAAGGCACTAAAGCAGGAGCAAGAAAGAAGTCATTTTGTGCTAGAATGTCAGGAATGAAAAAAAAATTGACTTCAAAGAAGACTGCAAATGACCCTAACAGTAGGATTAATAAAGCTCTAAGAGCTTGGAAATGTTAAATAAAATGTATGACTTAAACAAAGAACACAATAATATGGTTTCTTATTCTATGAAAAATAAGAAAAAAAATCCGATGCAAACTTACCCAAATACTTTAGATGTTGGCTCTAGTTCACAACGAAGAACTAAAGGAATGAATGGTATTACCGAGTTAGGATATGGTAAATACTATGGCATATAAAAATAAAAATTCAAGACCAAATACAAAAAAAAGACCTATTCCTCCTCATAAAAAAGATAGGAAATGCTGATGAAAGGTGTAAAGCATTATAAAAAAGATGGAACTGAGTACAAATATGGAACTCATAAAATGCCTGATGGTTCATTACATTCAGGAAAAACTCATAGTAATACTAGCGTAAAGCTATACCATTTTAAAGATTTATCAAATAAAGCTAAACAAAAAACAAGGACTTAATCATGGCAAGTATAATGAATCCACTCTATAAAGATGGTAAAAAACGTAAAAATTATGGCACATCAAAACCAGCAACTATTGGTGGAAAAAAAGCAATGCCTATGACAAAACGAGCTAAGACTCCATCTAAACCTGCAACTAAACCTAAAGCAGTAAAAAAACGAACTACAAGAAGCACTATAAACACCGCAACTAAAAAAGGCTTAGGTTCTCCTTTTACTAAAAAAATTGGAACAGGTGCAACTAAAAAAATGCCACCTGTTGTTAGTGCAGCAACAATAAGAAAATTAAGTCCTACAGAAAAATCTCAACTACAAAAAATATTGAAGAAAAATCAAGAGTTGCAAAATAATGCTAACAAAGACGCAGCAGCAAAAGTAATAAAAAGTAATACAAGTGCGAAAAAACCAAATACAAGAACTCCAGCACAAATAAAAGCTAAAGAAGAGATAGAATTAGTAATTAGTAAAAGAAAAGCTAACGCTGCAAAAGATGCTAATGCAAGAAAAGCAAGAGAAACAGCCAAGGCTAAAAGACTTTCTGCAACTAAACTTGCAAGAGAAGCTCAAAGAAAAAGAATTGCTGAGGGTCGCGCTAAAAATGCAGCAAGGACAAAAAGTTTTATAGAAAAATATATATCAGGAAAAAAATATAAATAAAAAATAATATAAATTAAATTATGAGCCTTTACAAAAACATAAACAAACGCAAAGCTGCTGGTACAAGCAGAACTAAGAAAAATAGCACAGTAACAAAAAAAGCGTATGCTAATATGAAAAAAGGATTTCCTAAAAGTAGGACTAAAAAAGCATAAGTTAAGTGCCATATTTATCATACCCATTAGTAATAGTTACTTGGAATGACCATTCTGGAGATGCTGGGTGGATTGAAAAGCCACCTTCAGACGATGATATTGTAGAGTGTAAAACTATTGGTTATTTATATAGTGAATCAGATAAAGCATACCATGTAGTAAACTCAAAGACAAAAGATAAGGGAGTAGGGGGGTTAAGCACTATACTTAAATCTTGTGTAGTTAGTCTTAAAATATTAAGGAAAAGCATGTAATGTCACGAAGCAACCGTAACTATCGAGATGAGTATGACAATTATCATAGTTCAGAGGCTCAGAAAAAAAGAAGAGCAGCTAGAAACAAAGCACGAAATATGATGGCAAAAGCTGGCAAAGTTTCTAAAGGTGACGGAAAAGAAGTAGATCACAAAGACCGAAACCCTACTAATAATAGCAAAAAAAATCTTAGCGTTAAAAGTAAATCAAATAATAGAAGTTATTCTAGGAAAGGAGAAAAAGGTCACGGTAAAAGATACACATGAAATTAACCGCAGATCTTATATATGGTTTTGCAACAAGTCTTCTTAGTGAAAGATTTGATAATGTAAAACCTACACCTAACTTTCACAGAGAGCTATGGGAGTATTGTTCATCAGACAATCAATTAGTAGCAATAGCAGCACCTAGAGGCCACGCTAAAAGTACAGCAGTGACGCACTCTTACACCTTAGCAAGTGTTTTATTTAGACAAGCTGACTTTGTTGTAATTATATCTGATACAGAGTTACAAGCAATACAGTTTTTAAATGATATAAAGATGGAACTTTATGAAAACCAGAAACTTAGAGGTTTATTTAAAGTTAGTGAAGTTTATAAAGATGCTGAAAGAGAAATACGTTTTAAAATAGGAACTGATAATCATCAAGTTCGCATTATGGTAAGAGGAGCATCTGGCGGTTCTGGGTCAGTACGCGGGTTTAAGTGGAGAGGCAAGCGTCCTAATCTTATTATTTGTGATGATATGGAGAATGATGAGGCAGTATCTAATGAAGAAAGACGAGCTAAGTTTAGAAATTGGTTTTACGGAGCATTAATACCAGCACTGTCAGACACAGGAAAAATACGCATAGTAGGAACAGTATTACATTTTGACAGTTTATTAGAACGGTTAATGCCACCTACTACTGGTGAATTAGCAGTACATACTGTTAAAGAAGACTTAAAGCAATGGTCAAACCAAAAAATTGGTGCTTGGGAATCTGTTAAGTATAGAGCACATTCTGATTTTGATGATTTTAGTTCAATACTATGGCCTGAAAAGTTTTCTGAATTAAGATTAAGATCTTTAAGAGATGATTTTGTAAGGCAAGGAATAGCTGAAGGGTATGCTCAAGAATATTTAAATTACCCTTTGCATGAGGGAGATGCTTTTTTTAGGAAAAATGATTTCTTGCCAATGGGTGAAGATGATTATACATCAGATAAAATATATTATGCAGCAATTGATTTTGCTATATCTGAAAAAGACAGAAGGTCGTATACCGTATTAACTGTTGGTGGCATGGACGATAGGGGTATGTTACACATTGTCGATGTTATTAGAAGAAGAATGGATGCTAAACAAATTATTGATGAGATGTTAGCTGTACAGATTAAATATAAACCTGACATATTTGTAGTAGAAGACGGAGCATTAAAAAAAGCTATAGGGCCATTCTTAAGAGATGAGATGTTAAGAAAAAATGTATTTATTAATTTAATTCCTAAAGTTCCACAAAGAGATAAAGTATCAAGAGCAAGAGCAATTCAAGGAAGAATGAGACAAGGTGGTGTAAAGTTTGACATAGAGTCTGATTGGTATGCTACTTTTGAACAAGAATTATTAAGATTTGATAGAGGACAATATGATGATCAAGTTGATTCTATAGCTTGGTTAGGTTTAGTTCTTAATGAAATGTTACAAGCCCCAACTACTGAAGAAAGAATAGATCAGGAATGGGACGATGACTATAATAAAACAATGGGATCAATGTATTTTGGTAGATCTCAAACAACTGGATATTAATACATGCCTGATTTAAATCAAATACGAGATACTATAGCCTCTATAAATGTTGCAGGTGATATTGACCAAGATGTTTTAGATAAAATGGGTCATGATATATATTCTTGGTATGAAGAAGATGAAAATTCTCGTAGTGAATGGACAGAAAAATATGAAGAATACATGAAGCTAGCAACACAAGTAAAAGCTAATAAAAGTTTTCCTTGGCCTGATGCAGCAAATGTTAAATATCCACTTTTGTCAATAGCTTCTTTACAATTTGCATCAAGAGCATATCAATCTTTAGTACCTAATAACAAAGTAGTAAAAGCTAGAGTAATTGGAGAAGACCCTGACGGTCAAAAAGCTAAAAGAGCTAGTCGTATAAGTAATTATATGTCTTACCAATTGTTAGAAGAGATGGATACTTGGGAAGATCAAATGGATCGCACATGCTTAATACTACCAATTATAGGCAATGTGTTTAAAAAAACATACTGGGATGGGCATCGTATGATGTCAGACTTAGTATTACCAAAAGATTTATGTGTTGATTATTATGCTACATCTCTTGAAGATGCTGATAGAAAAACGCATAAAATATATTATTATCCTAATGAAATTACAAGCTATGTTAGGTCAGAACATTTCTTAGATGTGGTAGATACTTCTGCGTCATCTAATACGATTGAAGCTAATCATTCTAATGCGTATGATGAATTGCAAGGAATAACACCTCCAGCAAATAATTCAAAGTCTCCTCATTGCTTTTTAGAATGTCATTGTTGGTGGGATTTAGATGACGATGGTTATCAAGAGCCTTATGTTATAACAATACATAAAGATACCAAACAAGTAGTACGAATTGCAGCACGATATGATGAGGATGGAGTAAAATTTAATGATGCTGGAGACATAGTACGAATAATTCCAGTAGAATACTTTACAAATTATATATTTATTAATGATCCTAACAGTGGTGTTTACGGGATGGGTTTTGGTAGTTTGCTTGGGCCACTAAATGAAGCTACTAATACAATTATAAATCAACTATTAGATAGTGGAACTATAAATAATTTACAAGCTGGTTTTCTTTCTAAAGGAATTAAAATGACCAACGGAAATATTCCGTTAAAGCCTGGCGAATGGCGTTATGTTAATACAATAGGAGATGATTTGCGTAAAGGAATTGTGCCCATACCTTCAAAAGAACCTAGTAACGTACTGTTTTCTTTGTTAAGTATGATGATACAATCTGGTCAACAATTAAGTTCTGTTACAGATATAATGACTGGCTCTAGCCCTGGGCAAAACCAACCTTGGTCTACAACCTCAGAAGTGCTTAGGCAGGGACTCCAAGTATTTTCAAGTATATACAAACGTATACACAGGTCAATGAAGAGAGAGTTTAAAAAAATTGCTAGATTAAATTCTTTGTACATGGAAGAAAAAAAATATTTTGCAGTATTAGATCCTACAGATGCTTCTGAAGTTGGTATGATTGGTAAAAGTGATTTTGAAGATGGAGACATGGATGTAGTTCCTAACTCAGATCCAACAAATATAAGTAATGCAGAGAAGTTAGCTAAAGCTGAATCTTTAATGCAACTGCTACAGTTAGGAGCAATTAATCCACAAGTAGCTACTAAAAGAATACTAGAAGCAAGTGATCAAGAAGGCATTGATGAGCTTATGCAGCTTCCTGAAAAACAACCTTCTTTTGAAGAACAAATTAAGTTGCAAGAATTACAACTAACTGCTAGTAGTCAAGAAATTACTAAATCTAAGACTCAGTACCAAGCTATGAGAGATCAAGCTGCTGCTGAACTTACTATGACTAAAGCTAAGTCCGAAGAACAAAGAATAGGCATAGAGAAGATGAGACTTCAATATGCTATAGAGTCTAAGCAAACAGAACTCGCTATTGCACAGCAGAATGAAACTATGCAACAGCAAATGGCTGAATTAGAAAGAATGCAAAAACAAATTGATATGGTAGCTAAAGCTTCGGGATATGAGTTAGACTATGAAGAAAGAGTATCAAAACTTAATGATGAATCTATTGCAAGACAAAGACAGTTAGAAGAAGATGAGAAAGCTAGAATTTCTTCTATTGTTGATCCTAATCAGTCAGTTGAGTCCGAGCAAACTGAATGATGTTTCAAAAAATATAAAAGAAAACACAAATATAAAATTATTAAAACTTACTACAGAATTAAACATAGCGCACAAAGAAAAGCCTACAGACTCAGAAGAAGATTTGCTTATAAGACTTATTAATGCAGAAGCTTCTGGAGAAGGAATTATAGGAATGGCTTTAGTAGCTAATAGTATTATTAATAGATATAAAATAATTAATAGTAAAGCTAATAAAGGAAAAAGATGGAAAAATATATTTATAACCCATGCTAAACATCCTTCTTTAACAGCAGTTATATATGGAAAAGATCAGTATACGCCAATAACTAATAATAAGATAAATCAAAAAATACTTAAAGAAGATTATAATAAAGCAAAAGAAGCTTTAGCTTTAGCAAAAAATAGAATAGCCCTTGAAATAGAATTACTTAATAAAAATATTAATTATAAAGATATTTATTTTTTAATAAAAGCTACTGGGTTTAGAACTTTAGATGCAAAAAAAGATATATCACAAAATATAAATAATGTGATTTATAAGAAACATAAGTTTACAACAGCAGGAAATCCTTTGGATTAGAGTAGGATACAAAAATAGAGAGTATTAATTATATAACAATAGGAGAGATTATGAGCGATAGATACGCTTGGATACATCAGCCATTAACGCAAGATTTAATATCAAAGTTAGAAAGTGCAAAAAAAGGATTATTAGAATATGTTGCAGAAGGAGGAACAATAAAAAACTCCGTAGATGAGACAGCAATGAGTATATCTAATATACATGGAAGAATTAAAGTTATAGAAGAAACTTTAGAAATTATACAGCACGAAGTAGAGGAAGTAGAAGAAGAAGTTACAGTAGATACAACAAAGGAGTATAAAGATGCTTAAAGCTCTTGGATATCGTTTGTTAGTAAAACCTGATGACTTTAATAGTGAGCATGAGGTTAAAGGTACGGATATTGTGCTTGAGATTGTTCATAACGAAAGAGAAAAAAAAGCTACAATGACTACAGGAGTAATTCTAGATATTGGGCCATTGGCGTGGGCTGACTACAACAAGAATATAGATGAAAATATACCTTGGGCTAAAGTTGGAGATCATGTTATGTATTCTCGATATGGTGGCAAAAGAATTGAAGATCCTGAGACTGGAAAAGAAGTAATACTGTTAGATGACGGTGATGTATTATGCAAAATAGAGGAAAATTAGAATGAGTGATAATGAATTTATAGCGCAGTATGATGATTTACCTTCGGATTCTACGCCAGAACCTTCTTCTAAAGTAGATAAGGTTGGTGAAGTTTTAGAAAGTAAAGATGAGATTATTGTTAATAACGATGTAGTAGAAAATAAAGAAGCAGGTGAGCCCGCGGAAGTTAAAGATCCTATAGAAGAATCTGCTAGAGCACAAGGTTGGGTTCCACAAGAAGAGTGGAGTGGAGATCCTTCATTATGGAGAGACCCACAAGTTTTCTTAGAGAGAGGAGACTATTTTAAAACAATGTCTACGCAACGTAAGCAAATAGATAAGCTTAATCAAACTGTAGATAAGATGGCAGAGATACAAGTTAAAACTAGAGAAGACGAAAGAAAGAAAGTATTAAAAGAGCTTTCAGATAAAAAATTAGATGCTATGGAAAATTCTGATTATGTAAAAGTAATGGACATAGACTCTGAAATTTTAAAAGTTAGATCAGAACCAGCAATTACTCCAGTAGCTGTTACTGAAAATAACACAGAAGCACAGGAAACTGCTGCTGCTTATATAGAAAAAAACAAGTGGTACACAGAAAAACCAGAAATGAGAGCACAAGCTGATTTATTATCTAATGGATACTTAAGTATTAATGCAGGAGCACCTATTGAAGATGTTATTGCATATGTAGACAGTGAAATAAAAATTCGTTACCCGCAAGAATTTGGGAACAGTGTGCCGAGCGCATCACCTGTTGCTGGAAACAATCGTACTACTAAGCCAAACTCCACAAAGAGTGGAGGCAAAAAGAAAACGCTGAATGATCTTCCTTCTGAAAAAAGGGATATGTACGCTCAGATTGGTCAGTCGTTCGTTGACTCTGGAGCTGTCAACTCAATAGATGAATACATAGCCGAGCTGGAAAAAATAGGAGAACTATAATGACTAGCAAAATAGAAAAAAATCTAGACCGCCCTAAGCGAGTCCCAATGCACGAAGCTAGACAAATACTTAATGTTGACGATTTACCCGATGGTAAAGTTGGAAGATGGGTTATTGATTCTAAAAATCGATGCCAAGTGTTTGAAAAAGCAGGTTGGGAATATGTCACAGAACGTGGCTTAACTGTGGGTAGTCCCAAAGTTGATGGTACTAAAGCAGCAGGTAACATAGTATGTAAGACGGGTAATTCCGATGGACAAATGTTATACCTGATGTGTATAGACCAAGATTTCTACGATCAAGATCAATTAGCTAAACAAAATCAAGTTGATCAAGTAGAAGGAGAATTGTATGAGTCCACGCAAAAAACTGGTCATTATGGATCTTTAGATCTTGGTAGAAGCTAGTTTATAAAGCAGGGAAGCATACTTAATTATATTAAGGAGTTAAATTATTATGGCTAATGTTGACAGACCTAACGGTTTACGACCAAAGCGCATGACCTCTGGAGAACCTTACAACGGTGGTTTTACTAAAATGTATTGCGCTGCTGATTTGTTTTTAGGAGATCCAGTATTTGGTGCAACAGGTGGTACTGCTTCAAATGATGGAGCATATCAAAAAGTAGCACGAACAACCTCAGCAACTGCTGGAGTTATATTAGGAGTGGTTGTTGGATGGGAAATCGATCCAGACGCACTTAGCAATTTATATCATGTAGGTTCTGCTACACGCGCAGTATATGTAGCTACTGATCCTAACATTATATATGAAATACAAGGTGACGGTGCTGGCACTGATGCTATTACTGAAGCAGATGTTGGTTTAAATGCTGATTTAGTTATTGCTGCTGGAGATACCGCTACAGGTGCGTCTAATATTGAATTAGATGAGTCTACAACAGGTGCAACTGCTGTTGATACCCCACTACATATTGTAGGGTTGACCGCAACGCCTGATAATGACATTGCAGCAATTAACAAAAAAGTATTAGTTCGTCTTAACATGCATGCTTATGGTGTTCTTGGCGGTATGACTACTGGCATCTAATTTAGGAGAATAATTAATGGCTACTATAACAACTGGTAATTTTGCGAAAGCATTATGGCCTGGAGTAAACAGTTGGTACGGGCAATCGTACAACGAACATAAGGTTGAGTGGACGGATCTCTTCGATACTTATAAATCTAATAGGAATTATGAGGAAGATATGGGAATCACTTCTTTTGGTCTAGCATCAGCTAAACCCGAAGGTTCCGCGATTACTTATGATGAAGAACGACAAGGCTTCTTAACACGATATACACATGTTGTATATGGTAATGGCTTTATTGTAACGCGAGAAATGGTAGAAGATGATCTCTACTCTATCGTAGCGCAGAAACGCGCTAAGGGTCTTGCTTACTCTATGCGTCAAACAAAAGAAACTGTTGCATCTAACGTCTTTAATCGAGCTTTTAATAGCTCTTTTGTAGGTGGTGATGGTGTTGAGCTTTGTTCTACCGCACATAAAAATGTTGCGGGTGGTACTTGGGGTAATGAGCTAGCAACATCTGCTGATTTATCTGAAGCATCATTAGAACAAGCTTGTATTGATATTGGTAAATGGACAGACGACAGGGGTTTACAAATTAACGTAATGCCTGAGTGTTTGATTATACCTTCAGATCTTGTTTTTGAAGCTGAACGTATTCTTAAAACGCCTTATCGTGTTGGTACTGCTGATAACGATATTAATGCTATGTATCATATGAATAAGTTTGCACATGGCATAAAGGTCAACCACTACTTAACTGACGCAGATGCTTGGTTTCTAAAAACTGACGTTGCTGACGGTATGAAGTGTTATCAAAGACGACCTCTACAATTTGCTATCGATAATGATTTCGATACTGAAAATGCTAAGTTTAAAGCAGTAGAGCGTTATTCTTTTGGTTGGACTGACCCACGAGCAATTTTTGGTTCTCCTGGAGCCTAAATAGTTAAACTATATATCCTCCTCCTTCGGGGGGAGGAGTTGACTCCCAGACATGGGAAGGAGAAAATAATATGGCAGGAACACATTTTTCAGGCCCAGTAAAACAGGGCAAAAAGTCAATGCCACTATCTACTGACGTAGGTGGCTTGGCAGCAGCAGGAACATTAACCGCAGAAGAAAGTAATGGTGTACATTATATTTTAGATGGTGGTACTGGTTTTAATATTACCTTGCCAGTCCCAACTCAAGGATGGAAATGTAAATTTACTATTGGAGCAGCTTTTGGTACTGATTTTATATTTACAGCAGGAACAGCAGATACTTTGACTGGTTCTATAGTGGAAGCTGGTGTACTACAATTAGTTACAGCAGCAGATATTATTACAATAGAAGATGGAACAGAAGTTGTAGGTGATTTTTATGAGTTTTGGTCTGACGGCACTAACACTTTTGTATATGGTGTAAGTTCTACAGCATCCTCTGTAACGCCTAGTGGTTAAGAGTTTTAACAAGTAGTAATGCCCTCCCTTTTTTGGGAGGGTTATTTTAAAGCTATAGGAGAGAGATTATGGCAGCTTCAACAACACTAACTAAATTAGTAGATGGTACAAAAACACAAGTATTACATGTAACAATATTATCTGATGGAGCAGAATTATCTGACTCTGTTATTTACGATTATTCAGAAGATTCATTACTTCCAGCAGGTAGCGCAGCAGCAACTAGCAAAATTAAATCTATAGAATTTTCTAATCCAACAGCAGCAGGACAAATTTTTGTTGAATTTGACGGCTCAACTGATAGATTAATTTCTGGTTGTGGTGTTGCTGACAGTCATAAAGAAGATTACAGATGGTGTGGTGGTATTAAAAACCATGCTGGCAGTCCTACTGGAGATGTAACAGTAACTACATTAGGTTTTGCTAGTGGAGATCAAGCAACTTTAGTTTTAGAATTATCTAAAAGCTAATGAGTTATGGTAAAAAAACAAGAAATCCAGGATGGCATAGTGGAGATCACTGGGTTAGATGTGATGTTTGCGATTTAGTTTATAGAAACAAAGACATGATGCAGCGATGGGATAACGCTGTAGTATGTAAACAAGATTACGAACCAAGACATCCTCAAGATTTAATTAGAGGTGTTAAAGATGATGTAACGCCTAAAGGATTTATTAGGCCCGACTCTGTTACAGAAAAAAATTTATGTACTACATCAATAGCTGTGTCTGGGTTAGCTATAACAGGATGTGCGGTAGCAGGAAGAGGACTTTTATTTTTTGTACCAACCCCAGTGAGTGGATTATAAAATGGCAACTACAAATTTTACAGATAACAGCACAGTAATACAAGCTTCTTGGTTAAATGAAGTAGATTCACTAGTTTACGATGTTTTTGGTGGTTTATCAGACGCGGGAGTAGACGGAAAAATATTAGTATCTGACGGATCTAAATATGTAGAAGAATCTGGAGCAACTGCTAGAGCGTCATTAGGAGCTGCTGCTAGAGGAGCTAATAGTGATATAACTTCTATAACTGGGCTAACTACTGATTTAACTGTAGCACAAGGTGGCACTGGAGCTAGTACCTTTACAGATGGTGCTGTTCTTTTGGGCAGTGGTACTGGTGCAATAACAGCGTTAGACGTTACTGCTAAAGGTTCTTTGTTAGTTGGAGATGGTACTACAGACCCAGTAGCATTGGCAGTGGGAACTAATGACCATATATTAACAGCAGACTCTAGTGCAGCTAGTGGAACTAAATGGGCAGCCGTTCCTTCTGGAGCAAGGTCAGTAACTGGTGGTAATATTTTTATTACTGAAAGTGCAGCAGCATCTTCAGATATTGCAGGTGATGGGCAAATTTGGGTAGACGATGCAGTTCCTAA